TTCCATGATGTCGTCTACGCGAAACACGAAGTTGCGTGCGGCACGTCCTACGAGATCGTCGCCCTTGTGGAATTTCGAAAGAGCGGCAACAAGTAGGGCCGGGAAAGAACGCAGACCGAGTTCGTGTCTTGCGTAGATGGCAAGCTTTGCTACGAACTCCGGGTCCACCTTCGCGACAGCTTCCACCAGCGAGAGAGCTCTCTTAAGTTGATCTTCCGATGACTCGTAGAACTTGTCGGACACGAGGGAACAGGATGCGAGACCTATGAGATCCGTTTTCTTGGAAGTCGCGTACACGCGCTCCCCGTGCGGATTTCTGATTACTTCTGCTTTTTCTTTTACTTCATTGAATGCACTCATGGGTCTCTCCTTTTGCATTGATAAAGTTATAATACTGTTTTTCTTAATCGAAATAAACTAAGTTCGAATATTTTTTTAAATTATTTTTGAGTATAGCCCCATTGCCTCTGCGTACTCACACCTAGCTTCCATGCCACGGTATTTTGCCCATTTTCTAATTCCTTCTTCCGATATGTAACTGTCCTTTGCTGCCGCCTGTATTGGGAAGCATGTTCTGTAGATTTCCAATTTTCTTTCTAGTAATTCTTCTGAAAGTTTTACGTATACTATCGGTTTCATGTCGGTGTGAGGACCTGTGGAGTGTATGTACGAAGGGTTGTCGATTATGTATATGTTTTCTGGATAATACGACATGGTAGGTCTTGTTGCGGCCACCACTGCTTCCCAGACGACTGTGTGGTCGTGGTGGTAAGACGGTCCTTGTGTGAGGATGACATGTGGTTCCAGTTCTTTTATGATCCTTTCTATCACTGAGACAAGCCTGTTCTTAGGACACGTGTCCAGACAAGACTCCATGTCAAACGGAAGGTCAACAGAAGACCTAGTTCCTCTTATGAAGCATCCTTCCATGATGTCAACGTACTTTTTGTAGTCTATTATCCTTTGTTCTCTTGAGATGTAGCCCATGTGGTTAAGGATGAGACTGGATGCTGTCACCAGAACGAAATAGTATTGATAGTCATTCTTGTATTTTTCTAGGAATCCACCGGCAAACAGCATGCTGTCGTCGCTGTGGGCCTCTATTACTAGAAGTCTTTTCTTCTTAAAGGGTCCAGTTTCCATCATGTTTCTTGTAGAACTTTGCAGGCGATCCCATGTAGATGCCAGGTTCCGTTATTTCTTTCGTTACGCAGGATCCCATTCCTATGACAACGTCGTCGCAGATCTTCACTCCTTGTTTGATTGTGGCGTTTGCACCTATCCAACACCTTTTGCCTATTTGACAGGAACCACATAGAACTACTCCACTGGCTATAACCGTCCCGTCACCAGTGACAGTGTTGTGACCTACAGTCACCCTTCCGTCTATCTGCACGTAGTTTCCTATCACGGTGGAATCCAGTTCGGCTCGCTCTATGAGGGTCAATGCTCCAACGTTCACCCCGTAGCCGAACACGATGTTTCCAACGTGTTTCATTTGAACTCTCTCTCCGCATGGCCCGACTGCTATTCTGATTCCTTCAAAGATTACAGAACTTGGGTGGATGAAGAGGTTTCTGCCGTATACGTTTTCTGCCGGCTCTCTGTTTTTGTTTATCTTGTTATGGATCAAGGTAAATTCGTAATCGACGTGTTTTGTTCTGTGGTAGATAATATTTTTTGGAACAAACCTTCCTGAGAGGTCAAGGTCTTCAGGGATTATTATCAATACGTTCTTGTCGGAACCCATAGCTCGATAGAAGTACTTGAAATTTCTTGCGAACGTTATTGCTCCGTCTTTAAGGTTTTCTATGGAACATGTTTTGTTGTACCCTTCAAATATGTCACTCATTTTCAAACATCTCGTCTCCAGTTTCGTCTTTCTTTTTTGTGGAGAAACTTCCGAAACCTATTTCTGTAAAATCGTCTAATGGTACTTGGTCCGATTCTCTTATTATCATGTTCTTGTAGTCTATCTCGCAATGTATCTCTACTCTTGCCTGACCGCTCCGGTTCTTTCCTACGTACAGTCTGAGCCTGTTCTGTTCAAACTCTTCTTTTGATTGCCTTACTACGAGCACTAGATCGGCGATCATGGCCTTCTCCCAGGACTCGGAGAGGTTAGAGATGTCCGATTCTGTCCTCTGAAAACCTGCCCTGTTGATCTGAGAAGCTGTCCAGACAGGGCAGCCAAACTCTGCTGCCAGAGCTTTTAGTTGCCTGTATATGAGTCCTAGGTCGTTTCTTCTTTCTGTGTTTTTGACGGTGGACTTCATGAGGTCGGCGTAGTCGACTATGATGAGGTCCGGTTTCCTGTTACTGGCCATGATTTTTCTTTTTATGTACATGGCCAACATGTCTTTTGTTAGTACTTCTGGAGGGAATTCCTTGATAAGAAGGTAACCCTTGTGTTCTTTCATAAATTTATCCACGTATCCTTGGATGACTTCCGGTGGGCTATTTATGATGTCCATCATAGGTCTGCCAGAAATGAGGCAGTCGTACCTCTGCATGACTTCTGAAGTGGTCATTTCCAGGGAGAAGTGGTACACGGTCTTATCGTGCATCAGAGCTTCTTTTCCTATGTTCACCAGAAACAACGACTTTCCAAAACCAGGAGGCGCCGCTATGAAGTAAAACTTGCTTGGGTACGCTCCTCCGTTCAGGATGTGGTTCATCTTTTCTGACCAGGTAGGAACTATCTTGTCCTTGTTCTCAGAGAGCTTGTCTCTTTCTCTCTTGGTAAAGTCGTTCAGTTCCATTTCTCCGAAATCTGCGTCAAAGGTCAGTTCGTTCAGGAGGTTGTACAGCCTGGACTTTATGTTTGAAAGGTCCTTCTCTTCGATAAGACCGGCGTTCATGTTCGTGTCGGCCGTTTTTACCGCTCCAACTATTTCTTGCGCGTTCCTAAGGATTACGAGGGATTTTATCCTTTCGATGAAGTAGTCGATTGTGGAATTTTCGTTTATGTCGTTGGCTTCTCTTCTCTTCATCCCCTTTTCTATGGCTTTGGCTATCTTGGAATTCTTATACTTTTCTATGATGTAAAATTTGTCTTTGTTGTTAAGGCGGTCGCGTATGACGTTGACAAAATCCGTCTGCATTTCTGGATCAGACAGAATTTGTTCGTCAAAGAAATTAAACTGAAATGCCTTCTCGAACACAAATAGATGGTACTCGTTCACCGACTCCAACAATGTGTTCAAGAGGTTCACGAACATGTCGTTGGAGAGGTTGATGTACTTATAAATCAAATGTCACCTCAGGAAAAGTAGTAGCGGGCCAGGATCGAACCCATTTAATCTCTCTTATGGAGGAGAGAGAACCCGCTATTTTAATCAGATGCTGTTAATCTTCTGAAAACGATATTGCTAAACATGCTGTTTTAGGCATGTTTATGAAAACAGGATAGCCTGTTTTAGTCTTGCAACTGATCGTGGAGTTGGGTTCTCCTTTTTCCGCTTTTAGAATGACAGTTTTGTCATCCTGTAAATCGGCTAGAGTTACGCCATTGTCCGATGGATCTGCAGCGAATACGTTTTTAATTTTTATTTTCATCGTATTCTCCTTTCGGTTTTACGTCCCGCGACGTATTTACGTTTTGCAACGTAAGTTTAATTAAAGTTCTATGTTTTCAAAGTCGGCGTCTACTGACGGTTTGCTTCCGACAGGAGTACTTGGAGTCGAATCACCAAAGTCGACGCTCTCGTCGATCGGAGGAGCTTTCTTGGCGTAGGTGCTGTTTCCGCCCTGTGCTGGTCCAGGTCCTGCGTCTGCAGCGTTTCCGGCTCTTTTCACCGCGTAGTTCTCTGAGACGATGCGGCTATTCTCTTGTACGAACTGCCAAGCGATGAGAGGGGCCATGTTCACTATGAAATAGGACTCTTCCTCACCAAGACCGAACGAGTACGACTTGTTCTTTTGGGAGTTGTAGATGGAGAGCATGACGTTGTACTTGAAGTTGAACGGCGACTTCACGTCGGTAGCGTTCCTGTTCTCTACCCTCTTCAGTGTGAGGACGGACTTGTGCTTCACGTCTCCGTCTCCAAAATAGTGTTCGAGGGCGTACGTGTCCTGTTTTACTCCGGTTAGGAGGTTCTCGAAGATCTTCTTGATCTTGAGCACTTCGTTGTAGCCGAAGATCATGGGAATCTTGTTGTCGTAGTCGAACGCTCTGGTCTGCCCTTCCTTCGCAGGAATGACTTCGATTCTGAACCTGGTCTGGTCCTTGTAAGAACTGAGTTCGAGTCTGAGAGCGGACGTTTTGTGGTAGAAGAGCTCTGAAAAATAAGTTTTAGGCGTTGCCATTTGGTTTCTCCTTTTTGGCAGTATAGAATTATACTATACTGTTGTTTTGTTTTTTTAACATATAGTATGATTTTTCTGATTCGCTTATTTTTCTTTTTGTTTCTTCAGAATGTTTCATTCCAATATGTAAATCACTAAGTTTTTGCTTATGTTCATCTGAAAGTTTTATTCCTTTGTGAGATTTGCTTTG